AAATTCCGAGCAATATCGCTCCTGCGGAGCCACAAAAATGTTGTGCTGCGGAGGTGCAGGAGCTGATGATCCGGGCGGAAAGAGCAGAAGCACTGCTGGAAGAGTACAGAGAGCTGTATAAAAACGTAATCGAAAAAATCTGACGTTAGAAAGTATGCTGCAGAAAATCATTCACAGGCTGAAATTATGACGCATGTAACAAGAAGCATTGCCAGTACGCTTATCAACAAGGGTGACCTGGTAATGTTGTAAATTAAAGTTTAGTGGAGGAAGTATGAGCAAAACACACGAATTAAAAATATATCCTAAGTATTTCGAAGCAATTTTGGATGGGAAAAAGACATTCGAAATCAGAAAAGATGATAGAGATTTCCAGGTTGGAGACAGCATTGTTTTAAAAGAATGGGATAATATTAAGTATTCTGGCAGAGAAATCCAAGCAATAATTAAATATATGCTTGATGATGCATTTATCGGATTAGCAGAAGGATATGTAGCCTTTTCGTTAGGCATTTTAAAAATAATAGACAGGTAAACTGGAATTTAACGGAGGAAGTGAGAGTGATACCGATGGATAAGAAACTTTTATCCGACTACATAGATGCCTGTGAGCTGATCCGGGAGACCGAGCAGCAGATCAGGCGGCTGCAGGAAAAGCAGAGTGAGACAACGCAGGACAGCGTAAGAGGCAGCAACCCAGAATTTCCCTACAATTCGCAGCACTTTAAGATCGAGGGGACAACCTTTTCGATGCGGGACGATACGCGCCTGCTGGAAAAGAAAAAGCTGCTGGCAGACCGCCGGGCGGCTGCCGAAGAGACACGGGTGCAGGTGGAACGCTGGATGGTTACGATCCCGGCACGGATGCAGCGGATCATCCGGTGGAAGCTCTTTGAAGGGCTGACGTGGGAAGAGACGGCTGCGAAGTTAGGGCGGAAAGCGACCGGGGACAGTGTGAAGAAAGAGTTCCAGCGGTTTATGATAGGAAATTAGATTAGGAGAAAGGCTATGCCAAGCAAAAAGATTGTGTATGAATGTAAATATTGTCGTAAAGAATTTACTGATTATGATGAATGCGAAGAACATGAACATACTCATATCTGCGCATACGACGAAGTGGACAATGTAAGAATTGCGAAGGAATTGCGATTATTAGGAGAGATTGCAAGCGGCTATCACATTGGGGGTATGGTTATGGGTATGCCGCTTAAAAATTACGAAAATCTTATGGAAGAAGCTGCGAATAGGCTGGGAAAACGGGAATAAATATCTTATTTTATAAAAGTTTGTCCCGAATGTCCCAAATGTCCCGATCAACCATGTTATAGTATATACTGCAAAGATTGAAACAATCAGTTTCCTCCTTTGAGTTATGATTTCTGCATGATACCCAGTCAAAAGGCTGGGTATTTTTGCGTGGGAAAGGAAACAGGATGAACTACAGAGATCAGCGAAATTACGAGAATCTGACAAAAAGAATATACCCGGGCGTTGGCGCGTATGACATCCCGCAGTTGGAACCTGTCCAGTTTGGCAGGGAAGCATGTGAGTTCATCCCATTCAGCGCAGCGGCACGATGCAAGGACCGTGCAGGCAAGGGAGTACACTTTTTTATTGACGATTATCGGTTCACGCGGTTGTGGAGTGCACCAGACAACTACATGCCGATGCTGCAGGAATTTAAGTATGTAATGACACCGGATTTTAGCATGTATACCGACTATCCAAAAGGAATTCAGATATACAATCATTACAGGAAGCACTGGATCGGTGCATACCTGCAGGAATATGGTGTGCAGGTGATCCCGACGATCTGTTGGAGCGACGAAAGTAGCTACGAATGGTGCTTTGATGGAGAACCGGAACATAGTGTTGTAGCCGTGTCCAGCGTGGGCACGCAGCTAAACAGGAAATCGAAAGAGCTTTTCGTGAAAGGGTACAATGCGATGGTGGAGCGATTACACCCGGAGACGATTATCTTTTACGGGAACGTCCCTGCGGAGTGCATGGGTAACATCGTCCGCATCCGGGCGTTTCAGGAGAAGTTTAACGAGGCAAAGTGCAATGGGTGGTAGAGGATCGTCAAGCAAAAATGCTTGATAGGGTAAAGAGGACATGGTATTATCATAATAGCAGGGAGTAGTTTAGGAAGGAGAACGTGTAGAAATACAAGGCTCCGGTGGACAATCCGGACACCTGCCACAAAGAGACTCAGAAATGGGTCTCTTTTTTGCGTACAGAAAGGAGTTTTTTATGGGCGGACGTGGTGGAAGTAGTGGAGTGAGTAAACGCGAGCCTGTTTCCAAACTGATGTCAAAAGTTTATTACAATTCTGCAAAAAAAAGTACTGCGTTGAGAAGTGATTATACCGTAGAACGTGATGCGGTAATTGAAAAAGCTATAAGAAACGGGGACGCATCGTTTATACAGTCGATAAGTAACGAAAAAGAAGCTAGAAGGGTTTCTGAGTACTTGACGGGCAGAGTAGCTGAAAGCGACAGAAAGTTAGCGAAACTTGGAAGTGCCGAAGCTGTATATAAGAATCAAAAAGCAGCAGCTGAACACAGAGATATTGTAAGTATGAGCGTGGCAATGCGAGGCAAAATGCATGAGTTTTCAGAGCGGCCAACTAGTGGCAACACAAATATTCACGATACATCCCGAACCACAACAACTTATGATAAAGCCAGAAAACGCAGAATGAGTAATTTTGACGCATGGTTCTTTGGAGGTAAAAAGTAATGGGAGGACGTGGCGGAAGCAGCGGCTCGAAAGGAATCGGTGGTGTTGGGTTGGATGTTACGTATAACGGCGAAACGACACGGTATTATTTCGAGAGACACGGAAATCAGAATTATTATTCGACAGGGATGGGAGGAATGGCGGAGCCAACTCCACAAAACATGACACCAGCAGAGTTCAAACGCCGAGTAGAATCCAATGGGGCAAAAACGGCACCAGTAACCGCAACGATGAAGAGGGCAGATGAAAAAAGCCATGCAGCGTACCGAAAAGAAATGGATACGTTTTTAGATGGAGCGTATGCAAGGGACAAAACGTTTGTGCAAGGATCGCGTAATGCAAGAAAAGCCAACCGAGCGAACAAACGAAGCCGCAGAGGATAACCCCAGAAAGGAGGCAGCCCGATGGCGACTAAAAAGGCAGGCGGAAGGCTGCCGAGATATAAAACAAAAGAAGAGATCGAAGAGAAGATCGAAGCATATTTTCGAAGTTGCGAAGGGGAAGTCCTACTGGACGAGAACGGGAACGCTGTAACGGATAAGGGCGGGCGACCGATCCTGATCCATCAGAGACCGCCCACGGTGACGGGACTTGCGCTTGCACTGGGATTTACAAGCAGACAGGCACTTTTAAACTATCAGGCGAAACCAGAATTCGTTGACACGATTACGCGCGCGAAGTCAATGGTAGAAGCCTACACCGAAGAACGGCTCTTCGATCGGGACGGCAGCAACGGGGCGCAATTTAGTCTGCGAAACAATTTCCGCGGATGGAACGAACGACAGCCGTCTGAGCTGGACATTGAAGAACAGAAAGCCCGCATCCGACAGATTAACACGAACACCGACCTCCTGAAAGCGAAAGCAGAGCTGAACAACCCGGATGAAGAGGTCGCTGATGATGGATTTTTGGAAGCGCTGAAAGGCAGCGCCGCAGAGGATTGGAATGAAGAGGGCTAAACAGCTGTTCCATTTTCAGCCATTTTCTAAAAAGCAGCGAAAAATCCTGAATTGGTGGTGCCCGGAATCCCCGGTAAAGGATTATGACGGAATCATTGCAGACGGCGCAATCCGATCGGGGAAGACTGTGAGCATGTCGCTGTCCTTTGCGATCTGGGCAATGGATACGTTTAACGGACAGAATTTTGCCATGTGTGGCAAGACGATCGGTTCATTCAGACGAAACGTTCTGTTTTGGTTGAAGCTGATGCTGAAAAGCCGCGGGTATCAGGTCTCAGATCACAGGGCGGATAACCTGGTGATTATCAGACGCGGGGCTGTGGAGAACTATTTTTATATTTTCGGCGGCAAGGATGAACGATCACAAGACCTGATTCAGGGCATTACGCTGGCGGGTGTTTTTTTTGACGAAGTGGCGTTAATGCCGGAAAGCTTTGTAAATCAGGCAACTGGACGTTGTTCTGTACAAGGGTCGAAATACTGGTTTAACTGTAATCCAGACGGTCCGTATCACTGGTTTAAAATAAACTGGATCAATAAATCGACCGGATACCTCGGAAAAGAAAAGACAGAGAAGATCAGGGCGGAAGCGACGGCAAAAGGACAGGAAGCGGGGCTAAAAAATATCTTGTATGTCCACTTTACGATGGACGATAATTTAAGCCTGTCTGAAGAGATCAAAGCCAGGTACCGCAGCATGTACACCGGCGTGTTCTTTAAGCGTTACATCTTAGGCTTGTGGGCAATGGCGGAAGGAATTATTTACGACATGTTTGACGCTGACAAGCATGTGCAGAAGATAACAGATTTCTTCCGGCGCCTGAAAGATGGCGGGAGATATGTAAGCTGCGACTATGGTACGCAGAATGCAACTGTATTCCTGCTGTGGAACAAAGGCAACAACGGGAAATGGTACTGCGTCCGGGAATATTATTATTCCGGGCGTGCGAAAGGGAAACAGAAAACAGATGGAGAATATGCAGATGATTTTGAAAAGTGGCTGGATGGCGTCCCGATCAGAGCAGTGATTGTAGACCCGGCAGCCGCTTCTTTTATCGCGGAACTGGGGAAACGTGGATATCGTGTCCTGAAAGCGGACAACGATGTGGAGGATGGCATACGAGAGGTTGCCTCCATGCTTAACATGGGCTTGCTGGTATTTTGCGATACCTGCATCAATACGATCATGGAATTTGGATCCTACATCTGGGATGAAAAAGCAGCACAGCAGGGCGAGGACAGACCGGTAAAAGAAAATGACCACGCGATGGACGCAGTAAGATATTTTGTGTATACAATTCTGAGTAAGCGGACAGGGCGTGTGAAAAATAAAGCAAAATACGGCTTTGATTAAAGCGAGGTGATAGGGATGTATAAGTTTACAATGCCCGCGGACAAGTGGGACGAAACAGCGCCGGACAAGCAGGCAATCCGGCTGTTGATTATGAAGCATCAGAAGTTTAGAGAGAAGCTTGCAAAAAAGAAAAAGTATTATGAAGGTGAGCATAAGATACTGGATGAAGCGGAGCGCAAAAATAAGCTGGTGTGTAACCATGCAAAGGACATTGCGGACACGGCATCCAGTTATTTTATTGGGAATCCGGTATCCTACAAGAGCAGCGCAGACATCGCTGCACTGACGGAGCCGCTGGAACTTGCCGGGGCAGACGAGGCGGACGGGGATAACGGTCTGGATTTGTCTATTTACGGGCTCGCTTTTGAGTATATTTACGCAAAAGAGGGCGAAACCGATCTGATTATCAAGAATCTGTCCCCGGAAAATACCTTTATGGTATACGACGACAGCATCGAAGAAAACGAGCTGTTTGCCGTGTACTATTCCATTCGCAAGGACGACGGGCACGATACAAAAATTATATACGTCGCCACCGTCGTTACGAAGAATTTCCGGTATGTGCTGGACATCGAGGATATCGAGGGACCACAGGCACTGCTGGAAGAGCCAGAACCACACTACATGGACGAAGTGCCGATTGTTGCATACCAGAACAACAAGCTTGGCATTGGGGACTATGAGCTGCAGATCCCGCTGATCGACGCGTACAACGCTCTGATGTCCGACCGTGTGACGGATAAAGAGCAGTTTGTAGATGCGATCCTTGCCCTATATGGCTTTATGCTGGGGGACGAGAATGGAAAAGATGCAGACGGTAGGACAGCGCCACAACGGTTAAAAGAAGATAGGCTGCTGGAAATGCCTGCAGATGCGAGGGCGGAATACATCACGCGGACGTTTGATGAATCCGGTGTTGAGATCCTGAAAAAGGCAATCGAGCAGGACATCCACAAATTTTCCCATATTCCGTGCATGTCCGATGAATCGTTTGGCGGCAATGTGTCGGGAGTAGCGATGGAGTTTAAACTCCTTGGAATGGAAAACATTACGAAAATTAAAACGAGGTATTACCGCAAGGGGCTGCGCAAGCGGCTCCGTATTTTTGCCAATTTCCTCTCTAAAAAGGGGATTGCGGTAGATATTACAGGTATTACGCCGACCTTTACCCGCGCGATGCCGAAAAATCTGCTGGAAATTAGTCAGATCGTCAGTAATTTGTGGGGTAAGGTAAGCCGGAAAACGTTGCTGTCTCAGGTTCCTTTTGTGGATGATGTGGACAATGAGCTTGAAGCTGTGGAAAAAGAAGAGCAGGAGAATCTGGAAAAGCAGCAAGCCATGTTTGGACTGGGCAGCAATACGCCGCCGGGCACACCATCAAAGGATGATGTAGATGAGTGATTACTGGGAACGTCGGAAAGCGCAGCAGATGTTTGAGTATATGGCTGGAGCGGAAGAGCGGGCGGGTAGCATCGCAAAGCTGTATCTGCAGGCATCCCGGTATTTTGCCGGGAAGATGGATACAATCTTTGAACGATACCAGAAGCAGAACGGGCTGAGCGAAGCGGATGCAAGGCGGCTGCTGAACCAGATCAGAACGCCGGGAGATATCGACGAATTAAAACAGCTGTTGCGGCAGGCGACGGAGGACGGGAACAGCGAAAAGCGCAAACAGCTCCTTGGAGAGCTGGAAGCTCCGGCATACCGGGCGAGACTGGAACGGCTGCAGCGGATGTATGGCAATCTGGATCATGTTATGCAGAGCATTTATAAGCAGGAGCAGATCGAGCACGAAGCATGGTATTTAGAGCTGGCAGCAGATGCCTATTATCATTCCGTGTACGATCTGCAAAAACAGACCGGTCTTGCCTATTCCTTTGGGTATATCTCCCCGAAGATGATAGAGCGTGTTATTAACAGCCGGTGGAGCGGTGCAAACTACTCCGAGCGAATATGGGGCAACACCCAGAAGCTTGCTGACGACCTGAAACAGGAATTACTGTTAAGCCTGGTAACGGGAAGGACAGACCGGGAAGCGGCAGAGGTATTTGCGCAGCGCTTTGCTGTGGGCGCAAGCTATGCAAGACGACTGATCCGGACAGAATCCTGTTATCTATGTACCCAGATGGACATGCTGAGCTATGAGGATGCTGAAATTGAGTATTATCGGTATTTGGCAACGCTGGATTTGCGGACATCGAAAATCTGCCGGGAGCTGGACGGCAAAGTATTCAGGGTTGCGGATCAGCAGACAGGCGTAAACGCTCCGCCAATGCATCCGTGGTGCAGGTCAACCACTACAGCGGCACTGAGCGACGAGGATTTAGCGCGGCTGACCCGCAGGGCAATCGACCCGGCAACCGGGAAAGAAATCCATGTGCCTGCCGGCATGACATACGATCAATGGTATCAGACCTATGTAGTCGGAAATCCGGAAGCGGAGCTGAATGAAAAGAAGATCAGAAACCGATATTCTGACCGGAAGCAGCTCGAACGGTATCGAGCAATCATCGGCGACGACATACCGAAAAATCTGGATGATTTCCAGAATTTGAAGTATAATGAACCTGAGAAATGGAAAGAGCTTAAATCCTTAAAGGCGTACCTGAAAAAACATCCGGGGAACACCCGGCAGGATTACGATGTCCAAACAGCGCTGAAAGAAGCCGGAATAAAAGGAGTTGCAAAAGTAAACCCTGAAAAGCTGGATGTTTCTGGATATACCTATGATACGGATCACATTAACGCAGAGCGTGCCCACATGGTCAGCCGTGAAGAGGCGGAGCAATTTATAAAGGAATCTGATGTGTCGCTTACCCGATGGAATGGCAGGTTTGTAAATTATTACGGCAAAGACGGGGCAACGTATGTGGATGTAGAAAACAAGAACATCAGAACATCTTTTTCGAGCAGAGAGTTTGATGGAAATACCTTAAAAATCAGGGAGGTTGTAGAAAAGTATGCGGGAAAGAACAGTCATGTGCCCAATCCTGAAAAAGCAGATTGATGATACGGTATGCTATGACATCCATATGAATGTCGAGGGGCTGCTTCCTGACTGGGGAGTACCAAAGGAAGTTGTATGTATACCGGACTACAAGCGGATTTGTCTGGAATGCAAAAATCATAAGGAGTAAATACCACCAGTCAAAAGACCGGTGGTATTTTTATACCCATTTTTAAGAAAGAGAGGAAGAGCAACATGGAAAATGAAGAATTTTTAAGACTGTGTAAAGCAAAGGTAGCTGAGTACACCAATGCACATATGGATAATACAGATCGGCAACAGATACATGTAAATGACGTTTATTTAGTGTGGAGTTGCAAGGCATTACAGAACAACAAAGCACTGCTTAGCACTACAGTTCCGGATGGCATGTACTACGAACTGACATACAACGGCGATAAAAAGGAACTATATTTGGATGCTTATAAGAAATTTGAAAATCAGTGTTTTAAAATGTAGGAGGAGAAGAACATGAAGGCAATGTTATCACAGCCAATGGCTGGAAAGACTGACGCAGAAATTATTGCAACCAGAGAAAAAGCAATCAATGCATTAAAAGAAAAGGGATATGAAATTGTAAATACCCTTTTTACAGATGAATGGTATAGCAAAGAAAAAATGGAAGAACGCGGAGTCGTGCAGATTCCTTTATGCTTTCTTGCAAAATCCTTGGAGAATATGAGCTTGTGCCATGCTGCATATTTCTGTAAAGGATGGGAAAATGCCAGAGGATGCAGATTAGAGCATGATGCAGCAGTAGCCTATGGATTAGATGTCATTTACGAAGAATAATTGCGCCAGCGCAACGGAGGGAGGTGAGAGCGGTGAAAGTGCAATGTATCAAACGTTACAGCGACATCAGACTGAAAGAGATCATTGAAGTCGGAACTGTTCTGGAAGTAGATAAAGAAAGAGCAGAGCATCTGATCCATGACGGCGTTGCTGAGGCGGTAAAGGAAACTGAGAAGGCAGCAGGCAGGGGAAAGGAATAGGTGATCCAAACATCTCCCTCTGGGACGCAGGGTGAAGCGTCTTATTTTTGCGTCTTTTTCTGCCAGACGTTAAAGAAGCAGATTCCATAAACTGAATGGCCCGGGCGTGAATACGAATAGGCTGGGCAGAAAGGAAAAGACATGAAAAACAGATTTGCAAAAGCAGTATGCAAATACCCACTGAATATCCAGTTTTTTGCGGAGGGAGACGGTGCTGGTGCCGGAGACGGAAACGGCGGTGGTTCCGGAAGCGGATCGAATGGAAGTGGCACAGGCGATGGAGGAAGCGGGAGCAGTGGGCAGAGCTTTGACGATTTCCTGAAAAATGGAAATCAGGCAGAGTTTGACCGCAGAGTGAATAAGGCGGTTGAAACGGCAGTCGGAAACGCCCGTGAGAAATGGGAACTGCTGACGAATGATAAGCTGTCCGAAGCAGAAAAACTCTCCAAAATGACAAAAGAGGAAAAAGCGCAGTATCTGGCACAGAAGCACGAAAAGGAACTTGCAGACCGGGAAGCAAGCATTACCAAACGGGAGCTGATGGCAGAAGCAAAAAATACCCTTACCGAGAAAAAGCTGCCACTCGGTTTGGCAGAAATTTTGAACTATACGGATGCGGAAAGCTGTAAATCCTCTATGGCAGCGGTCGAAAAAGCGTTTCAGGAAGCCGTGGAAGCTGCGGTAGAAGAAAAGCTTAAAGGCGGGAAACCGCCGAAAAAGGCAGGTGATCAGGGCGATGATCTGGCTGCGCAGGTTGAAAAAATTATGATGGGGTACTAACCCGGAAAGGAAAGGGAAATAAAGAATGGCAATTAACACATTAGCGACTGCAACACTGTTCCAGAAGACTCTGGATAAAGCTGCAGTGAGAGAAGCTGTAACCGGATGGATGGACGGAAACGCAGGACAGGTTAAGTACAGCGGCGGCGCGGAGATCAAGATTCCGAAGATGTCTGTGCAGGGGCTTGCGGATTACGACAGAGACAACGGCTACCAGCAGGGCGGCGTTACTCTGGAATACGAAACCAGGAAAATGACGCAGGACAGAGGAAGAATGTTCCAGCTTGACCCGATGGATGTCGACGAAAACAATTTTGTGACCACTGCAGCCGCAGTTATGGGGGAATTTCAGAGAACTTTTGTAATTCCGGAAATCGACGCATACCGTATTTCTAAAATTGCAACAGAAACAATTACCGCAAAGAAAGCGGGCATGATCGAATATGGCTATACCCCGGGCGCTGCAAGCACTTCTGCGCTGAGAAAACTGAAAGAGGGCATTAAGGCAGTAAGAGACCTGTATAATGGTCCTTTGGTATGCCACGCAACCCCTGACTTTATTATGGAGCTGGAGTTGGAGCTTGCAGGAAAGATTACGTCGGTGACATTTGCAAAGGGCGGCATTGATACGCAGGTACCTTCTGTGGATGGCGTGCCGATCATTTCCACACCATCCAACCGGATGTACAGCGCTATTAAGATTCTGGACGGCAAGACTGTCGGGCAGGAAATTGGCGGTTACAATAAAGGTGATGCTGCAAAAGACCTGAACTTCTTTATTTGCCCCAGAACTACGCCGATTGCAGTTACCAAACAGGATGTCATGAGAATCTTTGATCCTATGACAAACCAGAAACTGAACGCATGGCAGATGGATTACAGACGATTCCATGACATCTGGGTACTGGATAACAAACTGGACAGCATCTTCCTGAACATCAAAGACGCGGAGGGTTGATATGCGGCTGATCTTTAAAAATGTGGAGCGGGAAACCGATGATCCTGCAAGAATCCGGAAACTGAAAGCGGAAGGATACGAGGAAATGGACCCTGTACCGCAGGAAGAAAGCGAAGAGCAGACGGAAGCGCTGGAAGAAATGAGTGTTTCCGCGCTGCGTGCGCTGGCAAAAAGGAAAGGGCTGGATGGAACCTCTGGACTGAATAAAGAGGAACTTCTGGCAGTATTAAAGGATGTGATCTGATGGACAACATCGAAAAACTGCAGGTTCTTACCGGAGAAAAGGACGGCGTTATTTTGACCGTACTGCTGGAGGATGCAGAACAGTTTGTCCTGTCCTACACGAACAGAACACGGATGATCCCGCAGCTTGATAATACCGTCCGTGAACTGGCGCTGATTGCATATAACCGGCTCGGGACAGAAGGTGAGAGCAGCCGGAGCGCATCCGGCGAATCCTACAGCTTCGATAATGCACCGAAGCAAATATATGACATCCTGAACCGGTACAGGCTGGCAAGAGTAGGAGGACGGGTCTATGAGACTGAGACGGAACAGACTGATTGAATGCAATCACAGGCGTGCGATTCCGGTAAAAGATAAGGAGGGCGTGACCACGATCGAATATGGCACGCCGTCTTCTTTTTTTGCGGAAATGTGGGCAGGTGGCGGAAAGCTGCAGGCGGAACGTTACGGAATCCGTTTGCCGAACATCCGGAATTTACGCCTTGATGGAGACTATCGGGAGATTATGGAGAACGGAGAAGTACGGTACGAGTTTGATGACGGCTTCTCCGTGTCCGTGAACGACGGTATCTGTATTTATTCCGCGCCGGATCAGGAACCGGATTATAAAGTCGTGGCGGTTTATCCTTATGGACATCTTGTGTTGGAGGTGGAACGCAGATTTGAAGGTGGAATTTGAGGATCTGAGCAGGCAGATGTCTGAGTTATCCAGGCTTCCAGCCGGGTTGCGTGGAAGCATCGGTAGACAGATTGCACTTGTGCAGGCTTCAGCAAAAGAGGAAGCACCGGTAAGGCGTTTTGGAAGCGGCGGCGGTGAGCTGCGGCAGAGCATCCTGACACAAATGGAAATATACTCTGATCGGATGGTTGCGATCTGCTACACCAACAAAGAGTATGCGCCATATGTGGAGTTTGGTACGGGTCCAAACGGAGAAGCCCACCACGCCGGAATATCTCCTGATGTGCATCCGGTGTACAAACAGCGCGGTTGGGTGATACCGGCGGATGCAATGTCCGTGGAAGCGGCGCAGTCCTATGGCTTTGGAATTGCCAGAGACGGCGACAAGGTAATCGGATATTACACCAGAGGGCAGGCAGCGCGCCCGTTTATGTACCCGGCGTTGAAAAACAACGAGGGCGAGATTATCCGGCACCTGTCCGCCGATCTGAGAAAAGAGGTAAGGAAACTGTGAAAAATGTAAAAGACGAAGTGTTTGCGGCGCTGCAGGCGGTGTGCGACAACGTGTCAGATGTATACCCGACATCTTGGGTGGATCTTCCGGCGATCCAGTACACCGAAGAGGAAAACAGGGTATATGAGCGTACCGCAAACAAGGAAGATAAAGCATCTGTTCGTTACCGGATTGATATCTGGAATAGCGGGAGCACATCGGGGATGGCGCAGGCTGTAGATGCTGCCATTGCCGCGCTTGGGCTGGTGCGAACCGGCTGCAGCGATGTCCCGGATCCATCCGGCATGCGACATAAACAGATGCGTTATGAAGGTATCATTGACATGGATTCCGATATTGTGTATTGGAACGGTAACAATTATTAAAGGAGGAATGTGAAATGCTGGCAAATGGAGCAGCTTTAGGCTACAAAGAAACCAAAGAGGGAGCAAGCTATACAGACCTTGCAGGATTAAAGGAAATCCCTGAAATTGGTTCTGATCCTGAAAAAGTAGAAAACACTACCTTAAAGGACAAGGTAAAACAGTATGAAATGGGCATCGGTGATCCGGGCGATATGGTCTATAAGTTCAAGTACGACAACAGCTCGGCGGAAAGCTCTTACCGCAAATTCCGCGAAATGGAAGCATCGAAGAAAACCTATTATTTTGAGGAAACTGATCCGGATGGAACGAAAATTGAGTTTGCGGCACAGCCCTCTGTGAAAAGAACAGGCGGCGGCGTCAACGGCGTTATTGAGTTTGATGTAACGATGGCACTGCAGAGCGAACTTACATTCACCGATCCGGCGTAAAGGAGGGCAACATAAATGGACTTTTTTGGAAATACAACACCTGGTTCGCAGATGCCTATGCAGAATGAAACTTATCAGCCTACAGAAAATGCTGCGGTGCAGGAAGAAAAGAAAGCGCCGCAGAGAAATCCTTTTGCAATCTGGGAGGTCGGTGGAGAGACTTACAGGTTAAAGCTGCAGACTGCAGGTGTCAAAGAGCTGGAAGCGAAATATAAAGGCTCCATCATGGAGCTGATGTCGTTCAAGGGTGGGATGCCACCGCTGACCGTTATGTTGGATGTTGCACACACGGCGATGAAGCCGTGGACGCATAAGGTATCTGCAAAGGATATGGAGTCCCTGTATGACAAATACGAGCAGGAAGGCGGCGACCTGCTGAGCTTCTTTACCAACGTATACCTGGAAGTATTCCTGGTGAGCGGTTTTTTATCGAAATCGGTGGCAGCGGAAATGTCCGAGTCACTGGCGGAAATGCGCAAAGAACTGTAAGCGAGTTACTGGACGAGTTGTATCCGAAGTTTCTGGACATGGGATACAGCCCGTCTTTTTTCTGGGAATGCAGTCTTGCTGAGGTAGTTGATCTGTTCGATTCCTATCGCAGACGCGAAGATCGACGGCAGAAAGAAAAAGACGAAGCATTTAAGGTGCGGGCTTTGAGCCTTCAGGTATTAGCGTTGCAGATCAGGGATGCGGTGTGGGGAGAAAAAGACAGCGATTTCCGTACAGTACAACATTTTTACCCTACATTATTCCCGGAAACAGAAAAAGTAGATCGAGAATTGATAAAACGAAACGAAAGAATGCGCAGATTTGCGGAGGAGCATAACCGACTCTGGCAGCAGGCGCACAGCGGAAAGGAGGAAAGCTGATGTCAGGGACGACACTGGAACGCCTGCAGGTCATTATCGAGGCGAGTGCAACCAAATACAAAAAAGAAATGGATGCAGTTGCTCAGAAAACCCAGAAAGCAGAAGCGATCGTTGACCGCTGTATGTCCCGCGTGAACAGCATCGTCGGGAAGGCGAACACGGGGAACGCTGGGAAGATAGTAGACAACCTTACCGCGAAGTTAAAGCGGCAGCAGGAAGCGGTCGACCAGCAGGGCTTTAAAATCGACAACCTGCGGCGGAAGCTGCTTGATTTACAGTCTGGAAACGCCAGAAATGCAACCATTGCAAATCTGGAAGCGCAGTTGAAGGCGGCAGAAAAAGAGTTTGCAGCGGTAGACAAACAGATGCAGCCGCTACTGGATAAGCTCTCTGATTTACGAGATCAGGAGGCTATGGGGCTTACCCCATATGGATTACAGGAAGTCGAAAAACAAATTGACGCCCTGAATCCGGAATACGATGAACTGGAAGATAAGGTACTGTCTTTACAGAATCGTCTCGAAACTGCCCGGATGAATCCGGAAAGCACCGCAGAAGTGCAAAAGCTGAACGGGGAACTGCAGCTTGCCAACGAGAAGTTGGAACGACTGACCGGCGAGGCAGCACAGACGCAGGAACAGCTGGATGCTGCCGGAAAAGCGACTGAAAAAGGCAACGGCTTCGAAAAATGGCGGAACGGGTTGCAGAAAGTATCTGGGTTGTTGTCCAGAGTGGATGCAAAAATCAGCGGAATTATCGGCGGATTTACCAAGACCAAACGCCGGATTGATAGCTGCAGTGCAAGTACGGGAAACTTATCCAGGCATGTGAGCAGGATCACGAATCTGCTTCGGTTTTCCATCCTGTCGCGGGCATTTTCTGGCGTGTTTAGCGGATTGGGAAGTGGATTTCAAAATCTTGCACAGTACAGCAACGAAGCCAACGTGGCGTTATCCGGTTTGTGGTCTGCATTGGGGCAGTTGCAAAATGCGGTCGCAGCGGCAGCAGCACCTTTGCTGGAAGCGCTTGCCCCGGCTCTGATTAAGATCATCGAACTTGCAACGATGGCGGTAACGGCGATCGGACAGC